ACTCGCTCTGAGGGAGTGTTGTGTAAATCTTTCTATTGCTAAACACAACAGACTTGTTGTCGTTGTCGGCCCAACCATTCTGAGCCTTGTCATACTTCTCTATCACGTTTATGACGTTGTCGTCGGACAACTTAAAGCATAAATCAATGCCAACAACGTTGTCACCTCCAGTATTGAATCCTACCTCTACGGCATTGAAAACGTTAGACATACCTGCGTTATTGTACGTAGCGTAGTCCAACTCAAACCTAGAAGGTTCAAACGCAATCTCACTAAATGGAGACAAGGCGCTATACTCCCCGTTTCGGTACTTATATCGGTAAGAGAACGTCACCATTCTATCGTCTATGTAATTCTCCTCCCCTGGGATGTTGAACATAGATATTGTTGGAGACTCTAATGGAGGTTTGACAATGACGTTTATGTCCTCCTCGGTTATCTGATCGACACCCGCTAAAGGCTGTGGGTACGCTCTTTTTATGTCTATTCGTCTTGGAGGATTTAAGTTATCTGTCCAAAACAAAAGATTCTCTACTAGATTTATTCCGTTTATTCTGTAGTCTTTATCGAAGCTCAATACAGACGTGGACACCACGTGATATGTTGTATTATTCGTATTTTCGTTGAATGATACGATTAAGTCTACATTGCCTGGGTCTGTTACGAACCAAAAAATAGTCTCCCTTGATGGGTCTGCAAAGGCTCCTAAACACACGGCGTCATCGCTTAGTTTTAATCCGTCGTAGACTAACTGAGATATCATTATGTTTCCCAATGAATTTTCAAGAGCACCAATACTGCTTTCCTCAGTGGAGCCCGCCCGAATATTCATGGCGTCTATATACTCACCATCAGGAAGAACTCGCTCGTCAAAAGACTTGTTCATTCTACCCTTGGTAAAAACCCTAGTTAGTGTAGCTCCTATTTTATCCATTTATCCTTACCTCTCATGTTCATTAATAAGCGCCCTGGGTGCATATTAGAGATGCGTATCTTGGCGTTTCTTAGCAGGGCAGACTTTTCTTTTCTTGCTCTATTCACAATATACTCCTGAACACCTGTCTTTGAGCTTAGTATAGCGAATCTTATGTACGCATATATGTAATCCTCAAACAATTTGTTCACACTCACGGATGTATCATCTCCACCTTCCATGCCATCCGATATGTACTCTATAATACAAATCTCATTCTCCATCCCAGAACTGAAGTTTATAACCCCATTCTTTTTATCAAGGTTGTACGTGGGGTTGTAGTTAGCGGTCTCGGTGTTTATACCGTACCTCGCACCTACATTGTAATTGAATACCCAGTACCCATTCTCGTTCCATCCGTACTTACCAGCGAACGGACCTTCTCCCATGTATATACTCTTCTTTCTTTTCGTAATCCTATCATAGTCAAGCATAGAGGTTCCCTCTAAGACATTTCCATCCTGATCGAAAAGAACTCGGCAGTTATTGTCTTGCAGGTAACTATTACTCGATAAAACCTGGATATTCTCTGTCAATGGGCGAATAACACCGTCCTTGTATAGGGATATCCTTACGTAATTCACGAAATCAGGGGGTAGAACCAACTTTAAGTCGCTACAGATAGACATCTCAAGAACCTTCACCTCCTTCATCGAGTCGTAGTTCAACTCCTGTATTCCTCTCTTTGCGTGAAATATAACGTTGTAACGCTGAACGTTATTAATTAATTTATCGTTACCGACATACATCAACATAAAGTTATTCACTATGTCGTCTAGGGATATGTATTGATAACTACCCCAATTAGCATTCTCAGGGATATTCCCTGAGTTTTCATAATACTGCCACCCTGTTAAGTATGCCATCCTTATCCTTCTGTTTGTTTATTTTTAGCTTCTTCGGTATTCCCAAACACATTTAGCTCAGGTTCTCTTATAGAGACTCCAGCGTACTCAAGGATTTTAGCCACCAAGTTAGGCTCATCCCTTAATGGCAACTCAAAGTCTTGATAATCAACCGCAGACTGGTTGAACATAGGCTCACCTCCACTCAAAGAAGAGTAGGTCCACTTGGGGTCCTTTGGTGAACGTATGTATTGAACCTTCAACGAAGATATTGTGTCTGGATATATGTTGATTCTGTTTGCTTCAGACGTGTACGCAGGGAATAGTAAACTTGGCGCCGTAAGATTTGATGAGTTCAACATAAGTATCTTGTCATGACTAACCCTGTCCACTTCCTTGTTGCCGTATCTAACTCTGTTTATAAAATACAAGTCAGAAGGCAGTGTAAACGGACTTGAAATAGTTGACTCTGAAACAAATATATTGATAACGTCCTCAATGTTTTTTACGATATCAGCAAAGCCAGAGCCTGAAACCCTTGCGTTTTGCTTTACTATCCATTGATTGTATTGATAGAAGTAATCTTCAAACAAGTCTATTTGCGCCTGCTTAGCGTATAGATTAAAATCCTCTGGAGTAATGTACCCAAAGTTGTTTTTATTAGCTACAGACAATACGGTAGCTCTGACAGAATTTATCATCAGCTAAAATTTACGCAAAGATAATAAAAAAACGCCAACCTCTCGGATGGCGTTGTTGTTACTACATCTTCTGCTCAAGCAGTCTAAGCACCTCGATACCTTCATCGGATTGCATGAATGATGCCAGGATATACACTGGATCTTCTCCGTATGGTACTGTTAATAGTTTTTTCTTATTATCGGGCAGGTTGTAGTATATATCTCTTCCCTTGTTTCTTAGAGCTAACACATTGTTGTCTAGCAATTTAGCGCAGGTGTTCTGCAAATCTAACATTGGATCTGACAGCATCTCTAAGAAGTCTTTCGGATTTCTTTTTGCGTAAACAAGTACGTCACGTTTCAATTCGTGAGTCGTCATTCTGTCTACCTTAGATCCGATAAGAACACGGGCTACTGTTTCTAATTTTTCTACAGGTAAGTCACGGGCCGTAACCATTGCGTCTAACTCGTAGTTTATTTTTTCAATTTCAGATGTAGCATCCTTCTCTGAGTTCACCTCTTCAAACAACACTCCATTACTTGGGTGGAGAGATAAGAACTTCTGTAATACTTGATTTGTCTTAGGCACCTTTAAGGCTCCATCTACAAATACAATAGGCTCAAGGATAGCTGTACCATCTTGTTCGTCTTCAAACGGAGACTTTTGGTTCTTGGAATAACGCAAGGCTCTGTTTATGCCTGTTTCTCCATCGAAGTAAAGTAGACTATATCTCGACGTGTTGCGAGACGGAAGAATAAAACTTAATGGCTTAGACTTTCTTTTTAGGACGTATAACTTGTCCTCGAACTTTTCGATTTCTCTTTTTTTCATTTTACTTGATTTTAATTTTTGAAATTTAAAATAGAGAGAGCCTCACTATCGAGGCTCTCCCTTATTATTACTATCCTTCGAACAATACGAAGTTGTTAGCACCTAATGTACACAAAGCACGCTCAGACAAGAAGTTAACCTCCATTGCATCGAGAGTAGATGTCATTGCGCCTCCAGCAGAACCTGTAACCCAAGTTTTGTAACGACGGTCCTCAGCTTCTGAAGCACGGTAACGAACGTGTAAGAAAGGACGCTTAGCGTTTTTACCTAACACTTGGTCGTAAACAGTTGTAGATCCAGCAGGAACCATAACACCATTGATGGCACCACCGTCAATACCACCGCGCATTGTAGCGTCGTTCAAGTATTTCCAGTCTGTTTTGTAGAAGTCATACCCACGACGGAATCCTGTGAAACCTAAGTTCAAGGCCATTTTCTCGTCGTTGTCGAACAAACCGTAAGATGTACCTCCAGCGCCGTAGCTGTTTTGAGCTGCCAACATATCGTCGATATCGAAAGAGAATTGACGGTTGATGAACAAAACATTTTCTTGGATAGCACCTTGCTTGTCAAGACGTTGGATGATGGTGTCAAAGTCACCTAATGTAGATGGGTTACCACCAGCCCAAACGTTACCACGCTGAGACAATACGTAGAACAATCCTTGAGAACCTTTGTTACCTAAGTTACCAGTGTTCAATTCAGCTCCTGAACCTGTTTCAGCAGGTACAGCTTCAATCATAGCTGTTTCTAAGTAGTCCTCGAAACGTAAACGAGTTTCGTGCTCTGCTTTCAAGTACCACAAGTATCCTGTAGCGCCGTTTTCAGTAGTCACCTCAACCCATCCAATCTGAGCCATGTCAGAACCACTTACAGCGTACTTGTCACGGATGATGATTGGAGAGTTCTCGAAGATGTCATCGCTTGGCTCGATAGATTCGATGTTTCCATCAGATCCTTTACGGAACTCAGAACCATAAACGAAGCAAGTGAAAGTATTGCTAGCACCAGCCACAGCTAAACCAGCCGCCTCGTAAAAAGCAACGTCAAATTTTCCAGCAGCATAGTCAACATCAGTGATGATTGCCTTGTTAGATGCTGTACCTCCGTTTTGAGAGATGAACACAGTTTGTCCAACTTTGAAGGCAATGCCTCCGTTTCCAGGGATTAATGTGTCATTCACAGTAAATGTAGCTGCGTCAGCTCCTAATGCAGCATCAGTCTCACAGTCAACATATTTAGTGTGTAAACGCCCTTGCTCAGCCCATTTGATAAGGTCAGAGTTAGAAGGCATTTCAGCTCCAACAGCACGTAAGAACGATGCTACTGAGCGGTTACCATAACGCTCGAACTCTTTTTCATAAGTGTCGGGCAAGTACTGATCCAAGAAGTTGAAGTCAGTGATGTAGTTTGATGCCAAAGTCTTTTGCTCGGCACTTGGTTGCAACGCGAATCCTGGCGTTGCTTGTAATGATCCAGCCATTGTTTAGTTTTAGTTTTAGTTTTTGTTTCTACTTTTTATCTTAAAATCAGAATTGCCTGAGCTGACCGCAGAAACCTTGAATCCTGAACTTCCGAATGCTTGTGGAAGAGGTTGCTCACCCATGTCTACATTCTTAATCTTCTTAGTCGTGCTATCTAAAGCCTCAGACTTACCTAGCTCGTAAAAATAAGCTGCGGCCTTGTCTGGGTTCATAGCAAACGAAAGCGCCTTGTGCCATCCCTTTGCGTCTGATATGTATCCTGTCTCGTCGATATACTTAGACAAAAAATTGTTTAAGTTAGACTGAATAGATTTTATCTCGTTCGCATCTCCTGGGGAATAGGTAAGAGTTTTGTCGCCTACAGAAACCTCAAAACCTTTGAAGTTAGCGAAAACCTCTTCTGTCTTCTTTAAAAACACTTCAGCCTTCTTCGCTGATTCCTGCTCAATCAATTGAGACTCTTCTAAATATTTCTTGTAAGCCTCCTCAATCTCTTTGTTAGCCTCAGAGCCTTGACCTCCCGCCTGCTCGGTAGGGATCTTGTACTTCTCCTTCTGCTCGTCAAGAAATTTCTTAGCCTTAGCAAGTTCTTTCTTCATAGCGGTTTTCTTACGCTTGACATCCTTCTCATCGTCGAAGTCTTCGTCGTACTGAAACTTATCGCTAATGATGTCTAAAATATCCTCCTCGTCAAGACCCTCTTCAGTGGCCTTGTAGTACTCCAATAAGACAGTGTTCTCATCCATGGAATCAATGTCTCTGTTGTACATTAAAAAGTCCTCCATTCCACGCCCAGTCTCTTTCTTGAAGCGGTAGAACGCATCAACGTCAGACGGGAGCTCTAAGGGCTTTTCTTCTCTCTCTTGGAATAGGTCTTCTACAGAGGATAATTCCTTGTTGTGTTTTTTCTTAAAATATTCAAGAACGTGCGCATCATCGATTTCAATCTCGGTGGATGCGGGTGATTCTTCGGTTCTTTCTAAAGACTTCTGTTCTTGCTCCTTAGCGTGCTTATCCAAAAGCTCTTGCTCTATCTCTTGAACAGATTTTTGTTCTTTAGAACCTAAATCCTTTACAGTAAATTCCATTATATTGATTTTTAAATTACTTCTTGCATGAAGACTTTGTCATTCCTTTTTTAGAGGATCCCTTCATAACGGGTTTTGACATTGTCTTTTTGGTCATTGTCTTTTTCATAGCTATTTTTTTTGCAAATTTATTAATAAAAAACAAGGCTATTTAAGCACTATCTAACATCAAACTCTTCAAGTGAAAATCCATCCAACGTATCCTCATTGCTTTCAAAATCTACGGGAGGAAGGTTGTTTTTTCTTTGCTCGATTAGCTTAGACTGTGCTGTAGCCTGTTTTAATATCCTCTTGTCTTTAGCCTCTTCTTTAAAATCCTCTCTTGACTTTAGTATCTCAGAGTCAATACCCTTGAGTTGCATATTCATCTCAAACTCAATATTCATTAACTCCTTCTTGAGGGCTGCCTCTTGAGCCATCTTCTGCATTTCCATTTGAATCTCTGCCTGCTTAACCTGCATCTTTACTTGTCCCTCAAGCTGAATCTCTTGCATTCTTGACTGAGCTGACATTTGCTGAGACTGCATATTGGCTTGACTCTGCATTTGAATTTGCATCTGTTGAGCTTGCTGATCCCTCTCCTGTTTCTTCTTTCTTTTCAGTTTCAATAACTGATTAGCTAACTTCAGGTTTTTAACCTCTCTGATATCGATAGCATCCTCGATGTCGATGTTGCCCTTAGATATCGCCATCTGAATATTAGCTTCAAGCTGAGCCTTTTCTTCCTCGTCTGGAGCAATCTCTATGAATATCCCAAAGTCGTATAGGTACAGGTCTTTGATTTCGTTTAGAATATTGACGTTGTACTTACCTATCTGCATTATAAACTGCTCCGTAAACTCTGAGTATTCGAGAACGTCTGAGATTCTGTAAGATATGGCCTCTGCAAGACACTTGGTCACGTAAACAGAAGCATCTAGTATGTGGCGAGTCGCAGTGTTACTGTTCATTGCTGCTAACTTCTGTAAACCTACCAAAGAGTCTGGGTCAGGACTAGAACCATCACGAGCCTCGTTAAGACCTGTAACGTCTCTAATCATGCTCAAGTACTGGTTATAGCTTGTTATAAGGGCATTGATTTTGGCTTGACCGCTGTTTGACTGAAGCTCCTGAATAGGAACACGAGCGTTGTTGAACTCTCCGTCCTGAGTAAAGCTGCGGCCTATAACAGAACCTGTCTGGAAGTATAATCTAAGTGCGTCCTCTGGGTTGTATGCTGCGCCTGTGCCCAAGTCAACTTCATTGATACCGTCCGCATCGACGAACACCCCATCTGGAACAATCTTCGCAATAACCTGCTGTAACTTTAAGTGAGTCAACTGAATAAGGTCGGCAAAGGGGATCATGCGTCTAACAAGAGACTCTATATTCCCTTTATACATTCTAGGCGCACACGCCACGTAGTTTGGTAAGGCATACTGAGAGGCTGACTTAGGTCTAACCATATTCTTAGACATCTCCCATTTAAGGAGTATGTTTGTACCCATTACAAGGATTCCTTCGTACCAAACATCTATTCTCTTTTCAATACGCTCAAACTTACCCTCTTCCATCATCTCGTTCGGAGGATTGAAGTCTTCGTCCTTTTCAATTATTCTAAACGTGCCGTTGTCTAAGTACTTCTTCTTGTATACAAACTTTTTAGTTGTCTTGTAGTTAAAGTACAATAGCGTGGTCGTGTTTTTGTTGTATAAGTTGTTGTTATACAACTGAATAGAGTTGTAGTAGTTGTACCAAGCCTGCCCATACTTAGAAATTTCTTCAAGCTGCTCCTTTGTAAGTGTTTGGTCAATCTTGAGTAGTTCAGAAATAGCGACGCTCTTTATCTCTCCGAAATAAAAACAATCCCTGAAGAATGGGTCCTCAGTGTAGCTATACACCATATTTTGAGGATCTACGTAGTCGAGTTTTATACCAGTGCCTGGCAGGAATTGGTGCTTAGCAAAGGCTATCCCTAAGACTGCCTGGTCGTAGTCTAATCTCTTTTTTAATTCATCGTATCGGTTAGAATCCAATACAGTGTTTATAGCCTCTTCCTCAGCAATTTCTATAGCGGGCTTATAATTTAATTGCATGTACAAGGATAGCTCCTCGTCGTTTGCGGGTATCTGTTCGGGGTCCATGTCGAATGCATCAACACCAAACTCTTCTTTTATGGTAAGGAGAAGGTCCTTGGAGACCATGTCTGCCTGCACCATGTCTTGATATTTAGACCGCTTCTCGGCAGACATTGCATCTTGAGAATAAGCCTTTACAGAGAACAAGCGATCGTTCATTCCGTTGACAACTATGTCTACGAACTTAGGTATCACTGGAACAGGTGTCCAGTCTATGTTTAAATGGGATAGGTCTCCATCAACAGACATCTCGTCCTTGTACTTCTGAACAGACTGCTCTCCCCTCGCATATAGTCTAAGCCTATGAAACTCCGACCACTGGTCATAAAACCTACAGCTTCTATTGTCCTTTCTAAACCACTCATACTGAATGCTTCTACCTACGGCTAGTCCAAACTCTCTTGAGCTTTTCTCTGCATCCGTAGCGAACTGATTTGGGAAATAAATAGCTGGTACCTCTACCTTGAAATCATCCATACTACCTTATAATTCGACTCTGCGAACCTTCGTTATTATATCTTGCAAATTTAATGCTTATTTTACTTTCTTTTTTAACAGGTGTGTACAAGTGCTTTTGGTTGGCCATAATAGCTAATCCTGAGCTAATTGCGGCGTCGAACTTCGTCCTATCGTTTATGTCAAACTTAGCCCAGTCCTCTAAAGTCCTGTTGAAATACATTGTACCCATCTCTTCTGGGTCTCTGTAAGTTCCTTCAGAGTCATACCCCACATGCTTCTCTATGTATGTCTCAATAGCTGTTGCGTGAGCCTGCTTAACGTCTTCTGATGAGTTCGGGAT